AAAAGGTGTGGCTTGGGTGGATAAGCGGCTGGTGGGCGAAGAGCTTGCTGAGCCCGAGGAGATAAAACTCAACGGGGTAACTCAGGGGCAACTAAACATTATGCCCGGCATCTGCAAGAAGGTAGTTCCCGGCCCTGCTGACGGTGCGATCTACAACACTGGCGATGACGAACTCTCCATTGCACAGAAAATGGAATCGCAGGGCGTCAAATGGGTGCCTTCCAATAAAAAACCGGGATCGCGCGTGAACGGCGCGGCGCTATTTGCTGACATGCTCGAGGCCGTGATTGAAGGTAAAAAGCTGGAATCAGGCATGCCTGAGAAGCCAGCCTTCTACGCATTCGACTATTGCCGGGGCTGGATTAGCCGTGTGCCGGTGCTCGTTCGCGACAGTAAGAACCCTGACGACGTAGACACCCAGCAGGAAGATCACGACTGGGATGGCACGCGCTACGCCGTCCTGCATTCACCGCCGAAGAAAGTCGGCAAAGTCACCAGCCTGAGGCTCTAACTCCATGCCTGATATTTCAACACCCAATCTGGACTATGGGAACATGGTGCAGGCGTGGGACATTAACGACGCCCTGATGGGCGGCACGCTGTACATGCGCCAGCTTGGTGAGGCTTATCTGCCGCGCTGGCCGAAAGAGGACAAAGAAGATTACAAAAAGCGCCTGGCGGTGGCCACGCTACTTCCTGCCTACGAAGAGACGATCAACCAGAACGTCGGGCGCGTATTCGCTGAACCAATCCAGTTGGGCGAAAACGTGCCGGACCAGCTGCGTGAGTTCGCGAAAGACGTGGACCTTGAAGGCACCCGCCTCGATGTATGGGCGCAGGCGTTCTTCAGCCTGGCGATGCAGTACGGTCTGTCCCATGCGCTGGTGGACTATCCGCGTGTGGACGCAGAGCAGGTCAGGACGAAAGCTGACGAAAAGGCGACCGGCGCGCGCCCGTACGTCACCATGCTGAATCCCCGCCAGGTGATCGGCTGGAAGTCGAAGATGACCGGCGGTAAGGTCGTGCTCACGTCGCTGCGCATCAAAGAGGTGGTGGTCGAGGATGGTGACGATTTCGGGCAGACAAAGGTCGAGCAGATTCGACTGCTGACGCCCGGGCATGTGCAGATTTACCGCAAGGCCACTGGTACTGATGGCCAGGTGGGCTGGGCGCTGCATGAAGAGTGGCAGACCTCCCGCCGGGACATCACCCTGGTCACGCTCTACACCAAACGCACCGGTTTTATGTGCGGCTCACCGCCGCTGCTCAACATGGCGCTGCTGAACGTCAAGCACTGGCAGAGCCAGAGCGAGCAGGACAACATCCTGCACGTCGCCCGGGTGCCCATCCTCACCGTGTTCGGGCTGGAGGAGGGGCAGGAACTGGTAATTGGTTCTTCATCTGCGGCAAGTTTCAATGATCGGCAGAAACAGGGCCTCGAGTACGTCGAGCACACCGGCTCCTCCATTGGCGCTGGCAAAGAGTCGCTGGCTGAGCTGGTGGAGCAGATGCGCCAGGCTGGCGCGAAGCTGCTGCGCACCGACAATACCTCGACCAAGTCCGTAGACCAGACCTCAGAAGAGAAGATGCAGGAGCAGTCCCCGCTCTACACCATGGCAACCAGCCTGGAAGACGCGATCGACAACATCCTGCAAATCATGGCCGAGTACATCGGGGAGAAAGACGGCGGCAGTGTCGATGTCCGCACTGAACTGGATGTCGAGTCGAAAGAGTTCAACCCTCCGGCGGCGCTGGCTATTCAGTCCCTGCGTCAGGGTGGTGACCTCCGTCGTATTGATGCCATTAAAGCCCTGCAGAAGCTCAACCTGATTGACCCAGATGCCGACCCGGACAAAGTGCTGAGCGAATTACTGACCGAGTCGGCCTCACTGACAGAACCGCCACCGGGCGAGGTGTAATATGGCCAGGTCCGTTAACGATCGCCTGCAGGACGAGACGATAGCGCATGGCCTGTATGTGACCCGCTATGGTAATGGCGTTGCCCGGCGCATGGTGGCGTTGCTGAGCAAGATGGATAATGACCTGGCGGCCAGGCTGCTGGTGCTACTGGACGGCAAGCGTGCCGACACCTACAGCGCCCGCCGTCTGGCTTCGCTGCTGGCTGGCGTACGCGACCTGAACCAGCAGGCCTACGAACCGGTCAATGATGCGCTGGCGCGGGAACTGACACGCTACGTTGAGTATGAGGCAGGGTATCAGTTGGACCTGTTCAACAGCATCATTCCTGAGCAGATACTGAAACACGTTCCACTGCAAAGCATCGCACCCGAGCAGGTTTATGCCGCGGCAGTGGCGCAGCCTTTCCAGGGGCGATTGTTGAAAGAGTGGGGGCGGAAGCTTGAAGCCGACCGGCTGGACAAAATCACCAACGCTGTGCGCTCCGGTTTTCTCCAGGGCGAAACGGTAGAGCAGATTGTCCGGCGCGTAGCGGGTACGCCTCAGCGTAAGCGTGAGGATGGGGTGATTAATGCTTCCCGACGCGACCTGGCAGTGGTGGCCCGTACCGCAGTGAATCACATGGCCGCCACTGCGCGTCAGGAGTTCGCCCAGGCCAACAGCGATATCGTGAAGGCCAAACAGTGGTCCTCAACGCTGGACACGCATACCAGTCAGTGGTGCATCATCCGCGATCGCAAACTCTACTCGCTCGAGGGTAAGCCATTGGGGCATGAAATCCCGTATTTACGCGGACCTGGAAAAATTCACTTCTGCGCGGTACCCAAAGGGACCATTATCACAACTGACAATGGCCCTAAAGCGGTAGAGCATATCGAACTTGGGGATATGGCTTTAACCCATAAAGGGCGCTTTGAGCCGGTCATGCAGAAGGTCAGAAAGGCTGCTAATGGTCTCCCTGTCATTAAGATCCAGGATGATACCGGCAGGGTTCTTTTGATAACGCACGATCACCCGGTATTGACGCTTAAAGGATGGAAATTTGCAGGAGCTCTCAAAGTTGGGGACAAACTTTTCCATCATGGAAAAGAGGTGGTGCCAGTAATCAACGGAAGTTGCCTTGTCACATCTCATGCGCAAGATTACCCAGCCAGACTCCGCCAGACTCTCATCGCGCTTCTGAGAACGACCGAGCTTGTGCCCGCCGACGTCGATTTCGATAGCCACGCCGAGGGATGGGATCGCAAAGTCGAGCAGATAGTGTTCGAAAAGGTGCTGGTGAACCCATCTATCATCATGGGAGAGAGCGAGAAGCATCATTTGCTCGCGATCGCTAATCTTCTCTCTGAATTGGGGTTGCAGCGTTTTGGCTATTTTCTCCCGGTATTCATGGCTAACGTGGCGACTCTTCATTCGCTCACTGACTCTCTCGAAATGACCATTGGCAAGATTGGTTGCCTTGATTCTTTCCACGACATCTCTGCTTTGAGTGGGGTTGTTCGCGGTCATGCGAGCGGAGTGGGCGGCCATGACATCGCTGCTTTCCTTTCTGAGCCCAAAGAAGTGGTGATCGGCTCCGCTGTGGTAGGTGGTAATTCCGCGGTCGATGCTGACACGCTGCTGCTCAGCTCTGGTACGCCTTCTGATGCCGTGCTTAATGGCTGCTCGGGAGACAACACCATTACCGAGCCCGTACAGCCTTTCGATTTCACGCAAAGAAAGGCCCTTGCCCCAATGCTCGAACTGGATGAGGAATGCGTAATCAATAACTTTTCTCATGGCACCATTGAATCCATTTCTGTTGTCGATAATAGGAATGAATTATACGACATTTCTGTTGGTGAGGCTAATTCATACTTCGCTAACGGTTTGCTCGTCTCAAACTGCCGCTCCGGCGAAATCCTGATTACCAAATCGTGGGCCGAGCTGCAGATAGCCTCTGGCGAGCTGAGCAGCGCTACGCGCGCCTCGATGGACGGACAGGTACCAGCGCATACCAGCTATGCCGAGTGGCTTACCCGGCAGCCGTACGCACGGCAGGAGCAAGTGCTCGGTGTCACCCGCGCCATGATGCTGCGTGATGGCAAAATCACGGTGCCGGAAATGTTCAATGATGCCGGGGAGTTTCTCACCCTGGACGAACTGCGCCGCGTGGATGCGTCGGCATTCGAGTAATACAAACCTCATCAATATCAGGCTGCCTTCGGGCGGCCTTTTTTATGCCTGCCGCTGAGCGGATGCGACGCGGTGAACGGGTCGGATGACCTATTACCAATGGCCGGAAGGCTGGAGCAAAACAATGAAACTCAAACTTGATGCTAACGGCAATGTGGTCGTTGAAAACGGTATGCCTGTGTACATCCATGATGATGGCAAAGAGATCCCGTTCGATGCAGCCGCAGCGATGACCAAAATCACCTCTCTAAACGGTGAGGCTAAAACCCACCGTGAGGCGAAGGAGGTGGCGGAAGCCAACCTCGCGAAATTCGCTGGCATCTCCGACCCGACCAAGGCGCTCGAGGCCCTGGATATGATGACCAAAATCGACCAGAAAAAGCTGATCGACGCTGGCGCCGTTGACCAGGTGAAGGCCGAGATCACCAAGGTATACCAGCAGCAGCTGGACGAAGCGAACGGCAAGACCAAACAGCTCGAAACCCAGCTCTACGACGAGATGATCGGCGGCCGCTTCGGTGGCTCGAAATTCATCTCCGAAAAGATGGCGATCCCGGCTGAGTTCGTGCGTTCTCACTTCGGCCAGAACTTCAAAATTGAAGACGGCAAGGTCGTGGCCTACGACGGCCAGGGCAACAAGGTGTTCTCCCGCACCAAACCCGGCGAACTGGCTGGCTTCGATGAAGCGCTGGAATCTCTGGTCGAGTTGCATCCGCAGAAAGACTACATCCTCAAAGCGTCCGGTAACAGCGGCGGTGGCTCCCACCAGTCGCAGCATCAGGCCGGGCAAAAAACCATGAAACGCGGTGCGTTTGACGCTCTTGATGGCGCAGGCAAGCAGGCTGCGCTTAGCGACGGCGTCAGCATCGTCGATTAATCGAAAGGATATTTAGAATATGAGCAATACGCTTACTGGGTTGATTCCTACTCTGTACACCGCACTGAACCGCGTATCCCGCGAGCAAGTGGGCTTCATCCCTGCCGTGGCGCGCAACGCGAAAGCTGATGCTGCGGCTAAAGACCAGACCGTCACCGCGCCGGTGGCACCAAAAACCACCACCGTCGATATCACCCCTGCAGCGACCGCCCCGAACGATGGCGATCAGAACATCGGTACCGTGGATGTCAAAATCACCAAATCCAAAATGGCCCCGGTCAAATGGAACGGTGAAGAACAGCTGGCTATCGGGCCGTCAGGGAATTACGACGTCATCCTGGCTGACCAGTTTTCCCAGGCCTTCCGTGCACTGAGCAATGAGATGGACGCTGACCTGGCGGCACTGTACTACAAATCCTCTCGCGCTGTCGGTGCGCCGAAAGATACGCCGTTCAGCATTAAAGACGATCTGTCTGATGCAGCGCTGGCTCGCCAGATTCTGGTTGATAACGGTGCGCCAACTACCGACCTGCGTATGGTGCTGGGCGGTGAGGCGATGGCCTCCATTCGTGGTAAGCAGTCCGTGCTGTTCAAAGCGAATGAAGCCGGAACCGACCAGTTGCTGCGCGAAGGTGTAATCGGTCGCGTAATGGGCTTCAACCTGCATGAATCCGCCAACATCAAGCGCACCGCGAAAAGCACCGCGGGTGGCTATAAGGTCAACGGCGCGAAGAAAGAAGGCGACATCATCGTCGCTATCTCTGCAGGTACTGGTGGGATTGCAGTCGGCACCGCAGTGAAATTCGACGGTGACGACAATCAGTATCTGGTGGTGGCTGCTACCTCTTCCAGTATCACCATTGGTGCGCCAGGCCTGCGTCAGGATCTGGCAGACCAGGCGGCCGTTACTGTCCTGGCTGAATTCGCACCAAACATGGCTTTCGATCGCAACGCATTCCTGCTGGCGTGTCGCACCCCGGCAATGCCAAAAGGCGGCGACACCGCCGATGATGTGATGAACGTGACCGACCCGGTATCCGGCATCACCTTCCAGATCGCGCTGTATCGCCAGTACCGCCAGGTGCGTTATGAAGTTGGTGTGGCGTGGGGCGTTGCAGCCGTGCAGCCTGAGCATTCCACCATCATCATGGGTTAACCACTGGGGCTTCGGCCCCTTTGTTTTCAGGAGGCCCAATGGCCGGATTAACCAAAGAGCAGCGCGCGCTGCGTGAGGCTGAAAAGCTTGCCACACAGAATGGTGCTGAAAAAACTCCTGCTCAGCAGGACCAGCCTGGTGTAGAGCTGGTGGTCATGGTGCGTGACATCCCAGAGTTTCCCGGCAGTCCGCTGAGCGCTGAGGTTCACCCTGACGAAGTTGATAACTGGCTGGCGCTAGACTGGCGTCTGGAGGAGTAACCATGCTGGTTGCCGATCCCCATTCACCTGGCTTCAACAGTTACGCCAGCGTTGCTGACCTGCGTGCGTTCGCGGCGGGGCGCGGGTATACCGTTCCTGCCGATGACGGCGAGTGCGGCCAGATGCTGATGCAGGCTATGGACTTTCTCGAAGGGAAGAACTGGCGCGGCCAGCGCTCCAGCACATCGCAGCCGCTGTCGTGGCCGCGCATGGGCGTGCGCTTTGATGGCGTTGACCTGCCGGATGACACCATTCCGCAACGACTGGTTGATGCGCAGTGCCGCCTGGCTATGGAATCGCAGGAGATAGACCTCACGCCTTCGGTCGCAGGTGGTGGAGCAGTGACGATGGAGCGCGTCGAGGGAGCGGTTACCGTTCAGTACGAGCCGGGAACGAATAAGGCCTCACCGTCATTCCCCTGGCTCTACTCCTCGTTGCGTGGGCTGGTGGTGGGCGGCAATCAGATCCGCATCGAAAGGGGGTGATATGCCAATCGACTACCGCCGCATGCGAAACACCGCAAAGCGACTGCTGACCGAGAACGGGAAGTCTTATCCGCTTACCCGCGGTGGCGGCACTACCCGCGATCAGTTCGGCAAAGAGGTAACCACCCCGACTATCACTGCGACCGTCACTGGCGTTGTCACTGAATACTCCTCTCGTGAAATAGATGGCTCTCTGATTACTACTGGCGATAAAAAGCTGGCGGCCACGTTCGAAACGGAAGTGCGCATTGACGACCGCATCGAGATCGACGGCAAAGCATGGCGGGTGGTGCAGCCTAATCCGGTTAAGCCTGCCGATGTACTCATCTCCTACAACATCCAGCTGAGGGCGTGACTATGGCCAGCTCTGTTAATCAGCCGTTCCTGGCTGCCATTCAGTTATTTGTGGATAGTTCGAAGCAGGAGATGGATCAGGTAGTGCGCCTGACGGGCATTAAAATCCTCGCTCAACTGGTTGAGATGTCCCCGGTGGGCCAGCCGGATATCTGGCAGGTTAACCAGACCGCGACGGCGTACAACACTGCGGTGCGGGAGCATAACGCGGCCCTTCGCGATGACTCTGCCAACCTGACCAAATCGGGACGGCTTAAGCGAGGTCTGCGCGTAAATGACTCGATAGACATCAAAAAGCCTGAGGGCTATGTCGGCGGGCGCTTCAAAAACAACTGGTATGTGGGTTTCGACAGCCAGCCTACTCAGTCCAACGATACACCGGACGCTTCCGGCCAGGGTTCAAACTCCCGTGGCATGGCGGTGCTCGAGGTGTTCAGGGTGGGCCAGGTCAGCTCGATTTACTTCACCAATAATCTGCCTTATGCGGCGGCGCTTGAGAACGGGCACTCTGGTCAGGCGCCCGGCGGCATGGTGGGTATCACTGCGCTGGACGCCGCGCAGCTGTTCCGTGAAGCAATGAGCGAGGTGCGTAATGGCCGGTGACCAGTCAATGCGGATCGCTGACCTGCTTGAGAGCCGGGTTGCGGTAATCTGCTCCTCCCTCGGACTGCCAGTGGCCTGGCCGAACATCGCGTTTACTCCCCCGGATAATGCGCCTTACGGGCGTGTTTATGTTCTGCCGGCGCAAACCGTGGGGCAGGACCTGGAAGGCCAGTTGCGTACGTACCAGGGCATTCTCCAGATCAACATCATCGCTCCTGCCGGCAGCGGAGTGACCCTGGCCCGAGGGCTGGCAAAGTCTGTTGCCGATGCCTTCCCCGAAGGGCTGCCGCTGATGGATGGTGACCTGACGGTTTATATCAACGGACCGCCGCAGGTGCGCACGCCGATACAGGATCGCCCAACATCTGCACCCAACGGCAGTAGTGGCTCCATCACCTACACCACCC